ACTTACTTCTGCAAAAACAGCAAATGATCCAAATTCTAGAATTAATAAAGCACTTCGTGCTTGGAATTGCTAGTGCATTCTTATTTATAAATATAACTATGGCTGATATAAGTAAAACAAAAGACTTTATGAAAGCAGTAGAAGAGGTACGCCAAGAGTACCCTGAAGATTCTATTGAAAGAAAAATACCAACTTCATTTATAACTACAGTTAGTGCTGCAGAAACAGGAAACTTTTTATTTAAAGGTGCACCTACTGCACAAAAAGCTAATAACTATTTTGGTATGCATGCAACTGGTGATCAAAAATTTATAACAACTACTGGTGGTGCTAATTTAAGACAATTTGATGATAGTAAAGCAAGTATTAGATCTTTTTTAAATTTAATTGCAAATGATGAAAGATACTCATCTGTCGTAGAGGATATGTCGAATGTAGAAAATATGTTTAAGGGTATGTCTTCTTATGCAACAAGAGAAGATTATACAGATTTTTTACAAACTGTTTATAGAAATAGAATTAAACCAATAGTAGAAACAGAAAATATGTTGATTCCTAAAGTAAAACCATTAGGGCAACAAATGAATAATTTAAAATAAAAAAGGGAAGCCTAAATTAATAGACTTCCCCGCAGGCAACACAAGACCGCTTGACTATTAGTCAGGTGGTCTTTTTTTTTGGTCATAACGATATAAGTTTCTATCACTCCATCGCTTCTGCCAAAACCAGTTACTTAGTTTACTAGCATAACCTTCTAATTTATCCATGATAGGATTATGCCAAAAGTAATATCTAAACTTTTTGTATAAGTTGTTTAATATCATCTTGTAATTTTTTACCTACACTATTAGCATGATTAATAACAGCAGCACATAGATTACCATGATATGGATATCCCTTTAGAGCTTCTCTAATTTTACCCACAGGTTTTCCACCATAGTCAATAACTATAGCATTGTTTTTATTAAGACCTATTTTTAATTCAAATAGTATACCCGTGTACTTATCTAAATTATTTTTTTCCGTCATTGCTATTGACCCCTTTAGATTGTGGTGCTAGAGTAGATAACATATTCATAAGTTTTACTACCTCTGCATATGGCCGAGACATTAAGTATCTCATTATATCCATAAGTTGTTCTGAACTTATATTATAAGTTCTAGGGTTTGGCTTTTGTTGTGTTTGCTTTTCTTTCTCCATTTGTCCTCCTGTTATTAAAATGGTATTTCCTTATCGTCATAGTGTCTTATCAAAGACTCTAATTTTTCTTTAGCACTACAGTATTTAGATAATAATTTATCTATTTCCTCTATGTGTTGTGGGTGTTCTCCTATACCTACAGAGTTAGCTAAATAAATATCAACTGTTGCTAATGCAGCTTCCATATCTGCTTCATACTTTTTTCTTAAAGCATTTATAATTTTATCTTTAATCATTATTCGCCCCTAAATTGATAATACTTATCTTCAATTAAATCTATATCTAATAAGTATGGATTATCTTTACCTCTTTTATTAAACTCTGCTCTTAGGTCTCTTATAGTTTGATTAAGTGTTCTACCTGCATTTAGGCAACCACACACTGCATCATCTACTTCTATTATTGCTTGCTTTACTGCTCCCATTTTTTGCCTCCTGTAATTTTATATCTGCTAATTGTTCATTTAATTTGTTAATTTTTGTTTGCACATGTAACATAGTTTCTTGCAATGCCAATATCCTACCATACATTTCCATTTTTTTTCCGTGTGTCATTCAACCTCCTTTACTAGTTTATTTAAATACCATTGTGCTTTTTTTAAATCTTCTAATGGCTCACCTTTAAATTTATATCTAGAAACGTATTTTAAAACATTACCTTTTAGATACCCATGATACTCATCATCTGTCATACAATCTTTTATAACATCAATAGTTTCTTTTTTACCATGCAAATAATGTGCTGGTGAATTTACATTATCATGATGATCAAGATCTTTTCTAAAGTCTACCATACTCTCTCCTTACTGCTTTAGTATCAATAGTCTCTACATTATAAGAACCATTAGAAACTTCTCTCTTAACAACTAAACCACTCCACCACATATGCTGTGTATCTTTAGCAAATTCTTCATGATGTGTCAAATAACATCCAGCAGATAATGCTTGAATCTTTTTACCATTTGGTAAAGTAGATAATGCATAATCTAATAAATGACAATGACCTACAGTAGCAGATACTTTATGTTTATTTAAAATAGATCTTGCAATGTTCTCACCTGAGATAGCACGACCCATAATACCATTAGGTAAATAATGAACATAATGAACTCCACTAATTACTTTTATCTGTTTAAATGGAACTTCCTGCCAACCATATTCTTTAAATTGTAAATCAGATATTTTCATTTTACCTTCAAGTTCAGGATTCTCATCTACAAATCTATCGATTCTATCTTCGTGATTACCATGAATCATTATCTTTCTAGGTTTATGTTTACCCAATCCTTTATTAAATAGAGCAAGTGCTTGATGTGAATGCTCAATATCTTTTTCATATCTTCTACCTTCAAAAGATTTTTTACCTCTATCGTAAGAGGATAAAGAATCCATACTACAAAAGTCACCCATACATATTACATGAGTAGCTTTTATATCTGCAGCCAGTTTACCAGCCCACAGAAATCTATCATTGCTTGATTTAGGTGTGCAATGAGGATCACCTATAACTAAGTGCGTTGCCATTAGTTTAACTCCTTGTCCCGTTTCTGTTTTAAAAACTCAAGAAAATCTACCACATTAGATTCATCATCAAACTCTGATACTGCACTAATAGTTAGATTATCTTTTTGTTTATTTTTATCATCAGCAAATCCACGAAGTCCCCATAGAAACGTTGAATGAGGGTCAGTAGTTGCCATTTTTATCATGCCTCTAGCTATTGTAGAACATAATTCGTATTGCTCTGTGGTCATTTTTGTTCTGCTATCCATAATTATACCACAAGTAAAACCTTTATCCCAAGGACTAACAAGCACCTTGATCGCATTATTAAATACTTTTTTATCGTCTTTTTTCATTTAAAATATTTGTTGTCATATGGAACAATTTTCCATTCAATGTTTTTTTTAAACTTATTTCTTTTAGCATAGTCAGTTGCCTCGTCTTCTGAAATCCATACTTCATTTGTAAATATTCTCCAGTCTTTATTATCTTTTATTATTAAACAATACATATGCGGTAAAGGTGGATACTAGACCCCTCGAACTAATACCCACCCAGTTACTCAGATTTTTCCTCCTGTTTAGGATTATTAACCTCAGTATACCAAACCCATTTAGGATTCTTACCTTTAGATTGCTGTTGTTGTAGCAACTGCAATTTACTTCCCCAACAAGGAAGTTTGTATGGGCAATATGAACAGACAAAGCCCAAAACTCTATTACCTGTAGGTTTACCTCTAAAAGTTTCTGCAATATCCTCGTATTGCTTTTTAAAAGGAACCTTATCTTTTAATGCTTTTAAATTATCTTTAGCTTTCTTTAGTGCCTCAGTTTTATGAGGTTCAATCATTGCTGGTGTTTCACATACTGTCCATTCACCAGTTGATTTATTAATTGCTATCCATCCACCAAATTCTTTGTTCTGGCTTTCACCATATAGAAATCCTTGTGATGCATAACCAAAGGAATCTTCTTTGATAACCTCAAGAAATCCACCTTCTTCTCCAAACTTTTTTTCAAAGGAATATGGTGATGCACTTTTAATATCCCAAATCTTTTCATCAATTTCAACATCTTGTTTACCTTCAACTTCACTTCCATTAAATTTATATTTAACTTTTTTTTGTTCATTTTTTATATTCACTCCTGCTGACTTCATAATAAATATTGCTAGTGCTTCTATTATATCTCCAAATGTATTTCTTACTTTTACATTATATGGTTGGCCTTCACCTTTAACACCCTTTGCTTCCATCTGCAACTGACATAAAGGCCTACCTATATTAGACATTCTAGGTTCAAATTTATTTTTTCTTTGATCTTCAAACTGTTTTAGTAAGGCGTTTTTACACGCCTCACCAAACTCCTCTACAAGTCCTTTGTCTAACTTTACAGATTCTTTAGATGCTTTACCTAAATATTGCTGTACTTTATAAAGGATATTATTCATCAAGTAGCCAATACTTTTTCAGGTGAATCATCACTTACTTCTTCTACTATCTCAGCATCTACCTTATCTGAACCATTTGCTTTTTTAGTTTTTGCTGTATTATAAGCAGCTATAACTTCTTGATTTTCAGTATCAATAGATTCTTGAAACACCTTTAAAGTTTCCATGTCAGTTTCAGATAACTGTAAATTACTATCAGCATTTACTACTATCTCAGGAACATAAAAAACATTACCACCTTTCTTCTGTCTTTTAGAATCAATACTTAAAGTAGAATTAAACATAAGTTTTTTTCTTTTCTTTAATTGTTCTAAAGCAGCACTTACTGGTGAAAATGCTGTACCTGTTACTCGATATAGAACTGGCAAATTAGCTACTTTATGGGCATTACCTTGTGCAGTTTTACCATCCTCAAAAGATAATAAACCATATACAAGTTTATAACACCTAATTGTTCTTTGTCGTTCTAGTTGTTCAGGTGTAAGACTAGACCTTTCTTTAAAAGGTATCTTACCACATCTAGTACCACCTAAAATATCTATAGCTTCTTCCTTCCAGCTTTTAAATATAATAGATCGGTTTATATACTCACCCTTATCAGCATCATAATGCATATACTGCATTGCACTTATGAATGGTCTGAATGTTACTGGCTTACCAAAAACATTTTGACCTATACTAGAATCATAAGTATAAAAATGCCCAACTGGTAATTGATTACCATCGTCATCTTCGGGTGTTCGATTGATCGCTAATCTAGGTATGTTAGTACCCATACTAGATCCATCATCTTGTCCAATGGCTTGCATGATTTGCTCATCAGACATCTTTTTTATATTTACTAAGTTATTATCAGACATTTGTCCTCCATTTTAGTTGTTATCTTATACCACACTTTTATAAAAAAGTCAAGTATTATTTTATAAAAAATTCTACAAAAAAACCTATTAATACCCATAAACCTATTACTGAAAATAATATATTTATTAACTCTAGCATATTCTTGTTTCTCCTTTTATTACTTTTACTATTAAGCCATCAGATAATGCAAAGTATTTAAATGCACTAAGAAACTCATGGCTTTCATTTATGTACAAAATAGATGGCTCTATCATACAGCTATCTTTTAGCTCTGTATATTCTAGATAAGCACCATAATCAGAATCATCATATTCATCTAATGTCTCTAATGCCTCTATTGTTTTTCTCATATTGCCTCCTTCATATCTAACCAATTATAACCGATCTTAAGCTCCGTGTCAAGGGGTACATTAAAATCAATTTTGTAATACGTTTTCAATGCAGGTATTACGTCTGCAGTTCCTTGTCTAAATATATCAGACATAATCTTTTCTTCACCAGGATATACATCAGCGATTATAGAATCATGTACTGTATTTATTAACAAACTTTTTACTTTCTTTTCTCTCATTAAATTATATATATTAATACAAGCTAATGGTACAATATCTGCAGTAGCAAATCCTTGTACAGGATAATTTTTTATTTGTGTTCCATAAGTAGATCCACCCCAAGGTGTTCTCTCTGCATATGGAAATGAGTACTCTCTACCTGTTGGTAGTTTAACTCTTTTAAATCTAATAGCCTCACTCTGTAATTTTTCATGCCATTCTTTTATACCTTTATACTTTTCTAAAAATTTAGTATAATATCTTTTTTCATCTTCAGTTCCTGTAACGCCACCATACAAAGGTTTAAATGTATGTGCTTTTGCATCCTGTCTAGATACACCAATAATATCTGCAGTATATTGATGAACATCTATTTTATTTTTTATATCTTCCATACCTTGTTTATCTTGTGCTAAATATACAGCAGTTCTAAATTCTAATTGTGCAAAGTCTACTTCAAGTATACTACCTTTGTCAAATCTAGATGTCACAACTTTTCTTATAGGAAATGTTTTACCTCTAGGTTGATTCTGAAAATTAGGATCACGGCTAGATAATCTACCAGTAGCTGTTATGGCTTGCATAAACTTAGGATGTAAAAAACCTTTTTCATTTGTAAAGTTTTTTAATCCAGTAACAAAAGTATTTAGATAAGTATCAACTGCATTGTGCCTTACAATAGCATCTATAAAAGTTTTAAACTCACCCTCTGCTTCACCAGCTATTTTACTTAATGTTATTCTATCTGTTCTAAATCCAGCTTCAGCAATATCATACACACTTCTAGGTCTTTGTTGGAATCCTGCAACTCTACCCATGCTTATGTATTTGTATCCATCACCTTGACACTCTTCACACTTTGTATAATTTTTATATGGGCTTCCATCTTTTTTTATTTTTCTAATTACACCTTTACCTTTACATCCAACACATTGTTCTGCAGTTGTTTTATATATAGCTTCACTATTATTAGTAACTAAATTTCTAAATTGAACTCTAGAAAAATTTGGTCTTCTTTTATTTTTACCAGTAGATTTATCTATACCAACATTAAATATTTTAGCCCAATCTTTTTTATCTTTTGGTTTCTTACTATATATTAACCAAGATAATTGTTCGGGACTAGATAAATTAATTTTTGTATCTCCCATTTGTTTATATACAATCTTATCTATCTTTTGTTTTAAATATGCAAACTCTGCTCTATATTCTTTTTC